GAAGTCAAAACCGACTTCATTGCATCACGAACCGGGAACCTTTATGTTGAATTTGAATGTTGGGGAAAACGAACTGGACTTGCAACAACCAAGGCGGATTTTTGGGTTTTCCTAATCATGAAACAAGGAACAAACAAAAACGAATTTGGACTTGATGAAATTGAAATCATTAAGTTTGTATCGACAAAGCGACTGAAAACCATTTGTCGAGAATGGTTGAAACACAATGAAAAAGTCAAAGGCGGTCGCGAATCAAATGCCTTTGGTTGTCTAATCAAAATCAATGATATATGAATATTTTTAAAAATGAAATTTTGCAATTCGGATTCTTTATTTTGTTTTGCGTTTTTACATGGTTGATGTTTTTTGCTAACCTTGCAACGGCGTTTCACGATTGCACAAAATTTTGCATGCCATGAGAACGAAATATGACTTTGCCGCATTTGGCTTTTTTGGAATTTTAGTTTGTTTAATTTTGATATTTTTTGCACAATGAAAAATTGGGATTTTATAAAAGCATGCGAATACTTTAAAATGCTAAACGGTCACGAATTCAAAGAAATTCTGTTTGACCGTGAACACCCGTTGAATGATTATGCGCGTGACTATTTTTATTCAATGGACTAAACAAAAACGAAACAATGATTGAAAAACTTGCAAACCTTGGAATAAATTTGAAGAACAGAACAAACGGGGAACTTAAAACAAAATGTCCGAAGTGTTCACACAATAGAAAAAACAAACACGACGAATCGTTGTCGGTGAATATTTCAACCGGACTTTATAATTGCCACAATTGCGGTTGGTCGGGCGGTGTTATGTTTCAAAAAAAATCGGAATACATCATTCCGGAAAAAGTGAACGCCGACGTGACTGAACGCGTTTTGAAATGGTTTGACGGTCGCGGTATTACTGAACCGACCCTTGTCCATTGGCGAATAGGTGAATCACTTGAATACATGCCGCAAGTAGGTTCAAAGCGTCGTTGTATAAATTTCAACTATTTCCGGGACAATAAGATTGTGAACGTGAAGTTTCGTGACGGTGAAAAAAACTTCAAAATGACTTCCGGTGCTGAACTTATATTTTACGGCATTGACAACATCAAAGATTCAAAAACGTGTTACATTGTTGAAGGCGAAATGGACGCACTTTCATTGCATGAAGCTGGATTGTATTCGGTTTGTTCAGTTCCAAACGGGGCGTCAAAAGGAAATGCCCGTCTTGATTATTTGGACAACTGTTTTGAATACTTCAAAAACAAAACTGAAATCGTTCTTTGCACCGACAATGACGACGCCGGGTTGCAATTACGAAATGAACTTGCAAGGCGGTTTGGACAACACCGTTGTAAATACGTTGATTTCGGCGACTTTAAAGACGCCAACGAGGTTCTTGTCACCAAAGGCGCGGAAACATTAAGGAACGTCATCAAAAGCGCGAAAAACTTTCCATTGGAAGGCGTGCTTAATGTCAATGATATTTGGGAAAACGTTTTGGCGTATAATGAAAAAGGCGTTCAGAATTATTCCATTGGACTTGCGGAATCGGATTCGTTTTTCAAAATGTCTTGGGGTGAATGGACTGTTGTCACGGGCGTTCCTAATTCGGGAAAGTCCGACATTGTTGACCAAATCTTTTGCAACGTTGCCACAAAATACGGATTTAGGTGTGCTATGTTTGCGCCTGAATCATTTCCGTATGAAGGTCACATCAAAAGAATTGCAAACAAACTGAATCAAAAACATTGTGACAATGATGACCTTGAAAACACAAAAAATTTCATTGAAGAACATTTTCATTGGATTCGGATTGACCTTGAAAATTTGACACTTAAAAATATATTGAATAAGTTCCGGGAACTTGTATTCCAAAAAGGAATCAACGTTTTTTGCATTGACCCGTTCAACATGCTTGACCATTCGGCGCAAAGAGATTTCAGTTACATTGGAAAAATACTTTCCGAAATCACACAATTCGTTCAACAAACTAACACCCATTTGTTTTTGGTTGCGCACCCAAGAAAAATTGAATCGGAAAATGGAGTGTATAAAAAGCCAACGTTGTATGACGTTTCGGGTTCAGCTGACTTTTTCAATAAAGCGTACAACGGTTTAATTGTTTACCGTTGCATCGGACAGAAAACAAGGTACAAATCAGACCTTGTGAAAATATATATTGAAAAAGTAAAGCGCAAAGAAAACGGGCAAATTGGTGATTTTGACGTTGCGCCTGACTTTCATTCCGGCGGGGTTTACAAACCTATTGACAAAAATGACAAAGCGTTTGAAGTGATAAAGGACAACACGAACATTCCATTTTAAAAAATTTGTTTAAAGTTAAAAAATAAAAAATTGGACTACACAAAAGCATTTCGGGCGAAATCATGGTGCAATAAAAACGGCATCAAAATATACATTGTCGCAACCAAAAAAGGATTGTTCATTGACATTTGGGACAATGGCAAAGTTAGACGTTCGCCAAACATTTACAAAAACAATAAAGAAGCGTCAAAAAAGATTTGGGAATTGTATTTGTATCTTTGTGAAAAATACAAGACATGATATTTTCGTTTAGCTTTTTTCCAATTGAGGGAATTGTGTTTGGTGTTCACTATATCAATTCGGATAATTACCCGGAATTGTTTCAAGAAGAAGTTGAACAAACGCATCATTCATTGCAATTTTTTATTTTAATTTTTGGGATTTCAATTGTTTGGAAATGAAATGGAACTTCACACAAATAGCACAAAAGCCGCGTAAAAAACGCAAAGGCGTTCATTCAAAAAATGCATCAAAGGGTCAAACTGGCTACAAAAAACAGTCCCGCGGACAAGGAAAAAGGCGATAATTTTACAAAACATCAAAACGCCATTAGACGCATTTTAAAGCGATTTCCCGCATTCTAAGGTGTTTTTGAATACCATATACCAAAAAACAAAGTTCGTGCAATACGCGCAATTTTCCTTCGTAGAAATAAAAAAAAATTTTGTTACAAAAAAAACATTTTTAATTTTCCAAATTTTTTTTATTATTTAGAATCCATATAAATTAAAAGAATAATTTGTTTTTTAAAAAATACTTTTTTTAATTTGTGTCATAAATTTAAAATCAAATACAATGAAAAATCAAAATGTAGCACAATTCAGAATCAACGACAGATTCAAATTAAGTTTATCAGATTGCGGACAAGACCGAGGGTTTGAAGCAATGTTGATTGACTTCGATTCAAAAAGTTCAGACGCAAGACATGTAAAAGATGACGGAAAGTTCGTTGAATTTATTAATGTAGGCGACGGGTTTCGTGTTTGGGACATTGACGGATTGCAAAGCGCAATCAAAGACGCCAAAGCCAAAGCAAACAAAATTGTAAAAGAAGAAGTTTTGCAAGACAACAAAGAATTGTTTATTAATTAAAATCCAAAACAATGAAATTAGAAATTACACGACTTCAATCCCAATACATTTCAGATTGTGAAATGTTACAAGCTATCGGCGTTGATGATAGTTTGTTTGACGGGCTATATTTAGAACATGTTAAGCACTTAAAAACAAAAAACAATGATTAAAATTTTTCTAAACACAACCGACATAAAAAATCCAAAAATCGAAATCACCGAAACCAAAAAGGTGAAAAAGAAAAAGCGGAAAAAATAAGTGTCAAACAACAACACCCTTCGGGGTGTTTTTTTTTGTCTTAAATTTGCAACATGGCTACAAAAACCAACATACTAAAAAACAATTTGATAAAAGCGTTGGAACAATCACTTGGCGTTGTGACAACTGCATGTAAAAAAGTGAAATGCAATCGGTCAACGTTTTATGATTATTATAACAAAGACCCAAAGTTCAAAGCGCAAGTTGATGCGATTCAAGACATTGCACTTGACTTTGTTGAATCCAAATTGTTTGGACAAATCAAAGACGACAATACAACCGCGACAATCTTTTATTTAAAAACAAAAGGAAAAAAACGTGGTTACATTGAACGCCAGGAAATCCAGCATGAAGGAACAATTGAATCAAAGGTCATTGAATGGACACCAGCAACGGAAGAAGAAAAGTAAAAGAATTTTGCAACCGCCAATTTTATGAAGCGGTAAATTCCAAACAACGAATCAAAATATTTCAGGGCGGTTCGCGTTCCGGGAAATCATGGGCGTTGATGCAATATTGTCTTTACTTAATCACAACCGAATCAAAACCAATCACGATTTCAATTGTCCGGAAAACATTGCCGGCGTTGAAACGTTCAGTTCTTAGGGACTTCAATATCATTGCAAAATCCCTTGGCGTTTATTATTTAGGTGAGTTCAACAAAACCGAATTGGTGTTCAACTACAATGGACATACAATTGAATTCTTTTCAGCTGACGACGCGCAAAAGATACGTGGTTCAACGCGTGAAGTCCTTTGGTGTGAAGAATGCAACGAACTAAACATTGAGGATTTCCGCCAACTGTCAATGCGTACAAAGCGCGAAATCTTAATGTCGTTCAACCCTTCAGACCCGGTGCATTTCATTTACGACCTTTGTGAACGTGATGACGCTGACTTGTTTGTGTCAACCTATCGTGACAACAAGTTCATTGCGCCTGAAGTCAAAAAGGAATTGGAACGTTTGAAAAAACGCGACCCGGACTTTTGGCGTGTATATGGCGAAGGGCAACGTGCGGTGTTCAGTCAACGACAAATCTTTCGCGATTGGAACTACATTGACGAATCGGAATTTCCCGACGAACTTGATTGGTTCATGGGTTGTGACTTTGGCTATACAAATGACCCGACGGCAATTTGTTTGATTGCAAAGAAAAACGACAAAGTGTTTGTCAAAGAAGTATTGTACAAAACCGGAATGACAAACCGTGACATTGCAAATCATTTGAAGTCGTTGGAACTTGATGACCTTTTGATGTATTGTGATTCCGCCGAACCAAAATCAATTGAAGAATTAAAACAAATGGGAATTTTAGCAAAGGGGGCAATCAAGGGCGCGGGTTCAATCAATGCCGGGATTTCACTTATGAAGGAATTTGATTTCTATGTTTCCAACAAAGCAACCAACGTCAAATCCGAACAAATGAAATACGTTTGGGAAGAATTAAAGGACGGGACAATAATCAACAAACCCGTGGACAAACACAATCATGCAACCGACGCGTTGCGATATGGACTTTATTCGAAATACAAAAATCGAAACGAATTCTTTGTCATTTAAAATTTCGTAAATTTGAACAAAATTTTCTTTCATGGCATCACTACTTCAACGCCTT